ATGCAACCAAGAAACATAAACGCACATCAACGTGTGAAGTATGAGCCTAGCTATCTCAAGCGTGGCAGACAGTGTACACTATTCGGTGTGGACTTTGAGAGCGTAGCACAAGCGGCTAGGTACTGGAAGATTTCATACTCATGGGCTAAAGAACAAATAGATGGTGGACACAACAAGTACAAGCTACCCAGGCGGTACATCCACAAAGGTAAACCAAGAGGACGATGGAGGACTAAGCATGAAGTGGTTAATATTCATAGCACTGACACAAGGTAACTCGTTTACGATAGACGACAGACCTTTTGAGACAGAGGATGATTGCATTGCATACATAAGTAGCATTGACAACGTAGATCATTTAGCTGTAGAAGTTATATCGAGGGCTGGCTTCAATGCCAGACTGACTGAGTTGAGATGTATAACTGAACAAGAGAGGAAGACTTATGAGACTATACAAAAACTCTGAGGGTGTATGGGCAGGTACACAAGCTGACGCACGTAAGATGTGTGGCAAGACTTATAGTACTGTCGATGTACCAACCGACAAGCCTAACCTATTAAAGTTCCTTAACCTCAATCAGGTTGGCTCCTATACTAGTAACGATAAGCAAGATACTATTACAGGAGAGATTGATACTTCAAACAAAAGTGCAATGTCTTGGATACGATGGAGCCACGACTGTATGTGTAGAGGACAGTATGAAGATGCAAAAGAAATGTTAAGAAAAGGATTGGAGCTAGCAAGAGATGGTAAAGAAAGCACCTGAGAAGTTAAATATAGAGGTAACGTTATCTAGTGAGAACTCATGTTACTTAGGTATAAAGGACTACATTATATACGTAGAGGTGAGTCAAGCTACAGAGAATAAACCCCTCGTAAGTTTTTGGAAGAAAGGATGGAAAGATGATAGAGCTATTACTCTCAGTCATTGAGGAACCCAACCAGATACACAAGTATTGTATGTCCAAGCATGATCACTGGACAGGCAGAGCCGCATGTGTACAAGAGCTACGACATGCCCAGCGCAAGCTAGAGGTAGAGAGACTACGACAGTTCTTGAAAGAGAACCCACACTACAAGTACCCAGGCATGGCATTGCCTAACGGAAAGATAAAACCTCTTGACGTTTGCTGGGGATCTGATAAAACTTATTACATAGGAAGTGACAAACAGAAGAGGAGTAAGTGCTGATGTCATATGAAGTATGGTTTGGACAAGACGGTAACTGGTTTGGTTACCACTCATTCAAACACCGCATGGATGCTGTACGCTACGAGCTACGGTATCTTAAAATGTTTCCTAAATTAACTGTTGAGATACGGAGGAGAGAACATGCGAGTTAGTCCCGATGGATGGCGATACAAAGTCACACCCATAGACAGGGTGATCAACGACTGTAGGCGCAGAGCAGACGATGCTTGGTGGGATGGTAACGATGAAGAGGCCAAACTACACGAGCAAGAACAGAAGCTATACGAGAAGGATAAAGAGGAGGGTGTACTTTGGGTTCCGAACTTTTAGCGGCAGCGTTTCCAATTATAATATCAGTGGGCTGGACAATAGGTTTTGTCCTGTTATGGATTGCACATGCAAGAGGAAAGTGACAATGCACAAGATAAGAATGCGCCTTTTGATGATGTCACACATTGGGTGGGTAACCTACCTGACAAGAATAATGATAGTACTAAGCGTACTCTTAAACGTTATTCTTGGTGGCAGACTCAATCAAACATTCTCCGCAAGAAACTGGGAATGGAAACGAAACGGAAGAAATAATCTAGTGCGACTATTGGACACATTGCTAGGCGATGGTCATTGCAGTAGATCATGGGCATACTGGAAGGTAAGGAGGAAATGGTAATGAATATCCCGAAGCATAACTGTACGTTGGAAGAGGTGATAGACTTCTATCGTAACTCAGATGTTTATCGTAGGTTGTCCTCCTCCTCACAAAAAGACTACGATAATCACTTGTCAGCTACACTCACTACTGAGGTAGAGGGCAAGATGCTTCGGGCATATCGCTGTAAGAACCTGAAGGTTCGACACATAACACAAGCATACGAGCAATGGCTGACAGTTGGTACACGTACTGCCAACTACAGACGCAGTGTCCTTTCTGCTGCGTGGAAACATGCCATGCGACATGATGTGTTCATTCACAATCCAATCTCTTTGGTGCAGACCGTCACTGAGAAACCAAGGAGAGTACACTGGACACGTGAACAAGTGTCAATCTTTCTTGACACAGCTTACAGCGACTTTCGCTGGCGTAGCATTGGCTTGATTGTGCATATGGCATACGACTGGGGTCAACGTGTAGGAGATGTTCGACTTCTTACATGGAATAGTTTAGACTTAAACGAATGCAGAATAGATATGACACAAAGCAAACGTAATGCAGAAATACATCTCCCTATATCGCAGGGTTTGTGTACCATGCTACGTCAGCAGAAGGAGGAGTTTGGCTTTCAAGAGTACGTAGTACCAAGAGTGAAGCCTAGAGCAGGAGCATATACACCCTATGACAAAGAAGAAATCTCGTTACATATCAATAAGATCCTGGAAGAAGCTAATCTACCTAAAGAGCTTACGGCTATGGATTTACGTAGGACAGCGGTCACAGAAATGATGGAAGGTGGTGTTGACTTGGCAGGTATTATGCAAGTGACAGGACACCAGAATGCCGCATCAGTCAAGCCTTACATGGTCAACACATTTAGTGGTGCAAGCAAGGCACTAGCGGCAAGAGGTAAGCAAGATGAAGATGCGTGAGTTGATTGACAATCTTAATCTCAAGGATGGCGAGAGACACAGAGGTGACTGCCCTGAGTGCCGAGGTAGAAATACATTCACCGTTGCCAATATATTTGGTGAGATAAAGTACAACTGTTTTAAGTTGGGTTGTAGAGTTGGTGGCATCTACGACACTGGCATGACAGCAGCAGAGATATTCCTACGCATGAGTGAGCAACAGTTTCAACGTGCGTATACAAACATAACGAAAGCGAAGGAGAGTATGGAGATACCTGAATACGTGGTGACACCAAAAGCATCACACACCAAGTACCAACGCTATGTAAGGCGATGGGGCATAGCAATAGGCGACACCATGTATGACGTAAAAGATGAACGTGTTGTCTTTCCTATCAAGTATGATGGTAGGATAATTGATGCAGTGGGTAGAGCAGTTGGTAAGAAGCAACACCCCAAGTGGTATCGCTACACAGGCGAGGCCGATTACTACACCATAGGTATTGGCAAGACACTGGTGATAGTAGAGGATGTAGTGTCTGCTATAGTTGCGGCACAAGAGATACCATACATCACAGCTATGGCTATCCTGGGTACTAGCATGAACCCTAAACACTTTGAGAAGATAGGAGAGTATGACAAGACTATCATAGCTCTTGACCCTGACGCTGTAGGCAAGACAGTTGAGTATCGCAGAGAGATAGAACTGTGGACAGGACGCAAGACAACAGCAATGAATCTTATAGACGACATAAAGTATCGTGAGTTTGAAGATATGGAAAAACTAAAGGAGTTGGTAAATGAAATTAGCAGTAGTGATTGACGTGGACGGTGACATCATGTATGTACCAGAGGGTAAAGTGTTTCCAAACTTTCCAGCACCAAAGGTATTTGACAATATTGCAGACGCAGAAGAGGAACGTGACAAGTGGAACACTGGTATAATTGTTGACCTTGACAATAACAACAAGACTGTGCCTACAATTAGACCGTTCAATGATGAGGAAAGACAGAGAGCGAAAGAGCGAGAGGAGATGAACAGAGATGATGGAACTAGCACTGGTCAAAACTCTACTCAATAGAGAGTTTTATGACAAACACAAGGGTGTGCATTGCCCTGAACGTATATTCAGTAAGGATGTGCGTAAGATAAAGCAAGCGTTGGATACGGCTATGGAGACATACGATGGTGACCTGTCTGTGTCTGACTTACAGGCTGTGTTCAATCGCATGAATGCAAGTATGACTACATCCACAAAGACAGCATATGAAGATTTGTTTAAGCGTATCAACATAGCTGAACCTATCAAAAGTGAGATAGCAAAGGATACATTGTCTCAGTTGTTTCAGCAACACGTAGGTGACCTTGTAGCTAACCTTGGTTTTAATTTTGTGAACGGTACAGAAAATACCCTTGAACCATTGCGTAAAATATTAGAGGAATATAAAGATGACTTTACTCCAAATACACGTATCGAGTGGGATGATCACAGTTTTGATACTGTGCTTGCTTTATCTCAGCAAGAAGCCAGATGGAAAATTAACATCCCTCCCCTGGCTGATAGGGTGGAAGGAATCAGTGGCGGTCATTTCGTTGTGGTTGGTGCTAGACCTAATTCTGGTAAGACTTCTTTTCATTCCTCACTTGTAGCAGCAGAGGGTGGCTTCGCACATCAGGGTGCTAAATGTATATTGCTTACAAACGAAGAAGCATATAATCGTGTAGTGTTACGTTATATAGGTGCATCATCAAAGATGTGTATCAAAGAAGAGCTACCAAGAAATATACCACTGGCTCAAGCTAGATATAAACCTGTGGCTGATAAAATAAAGATTAAAGATTCAACTGGCAAAAACATGGACTGGGTTGAGTCTGTAGTAAAGCAAGAAAGACCTGACATTGTTATACTGGACATGGGAGATAAGTTTGCTACACCGACCACTGATCGCCCAGATATAACTCTTAGAATTGCTGCGATACACGCACGTAACATAGCAAAAGAATATAACTGTGCTGTGTTTTGGATGTCACAATTATCTGCTGAAGCACAAGACAGGGTTGCCCCTAACATGTCAATGCTAGAGGGTAGTAAAACAGGTAAAGCTGCTGAAGCTGACCTAATGATACTAATTGGTATGGCTGCTGAAACAGAGGGTGAAGAGCAAAATAGTATGCGGTATATTAACGTAGCAAAAAATAAACTTACTGGATGGCATGGTAAAATACCAGCTATGCTTGATGTGAAGCGTGGTATATATAAAAGATGAGATTAGTATTAGATGTAGAGAACACCGTCACCAAGCGTGACGATAAGGTTCACCTAGATCCTTTCGAGCCTAGTAATCACTTGGTGCAGGTAGGTATGCTGGATGCCGATGACCCTAAAGCTACCTTCACTATTAAGACACTAGATCACAACGAACTCACAGACTTCACAGGCTTTCAGTCACTTGACATACAGTGGACGCTGGACAATACCAAGCTACTCATTATGCACAACGCACAGCATGACTTGATGTGGCTGTGGGAGTGTGGCTACAAGTATGACGGTGACATCTATGACACCATGCTCGCTGAGTATATACTAGATCGTGGACAGAGAAATGGGCTAAGCTTAGAGGCTTGTGCAGAACGTAGACAACTAGGGGTACAGAAGGATGACACACTCAAGAAATATTTTAAGGAAGGTAAGAACACAAATGAAATACCCTTGCAGGAACTTTGTCATTATCTCAAGCATGACTTGTTTACTACTTGCGAGTTGTTCCATGCCCAAGAGAGAGACTTTTCACTTCCCGAAGCATCTTCCCTTAGTACAATCAAGAGAGTTACCTTTAATACCTGTAAGACCCTCACCGAAATTTATAGGACAGGATTCAAAGTCGATCTTCAAGAGTTGGGGCGAGTAGCAAAGGAGTTTGAGAATGAGAAAGCGGAGATTGAAACAAGGCTGCAAAAGAAAGTCAGGGAACTTATGGGCGACACTCCGATCAACCTACGCTCACCTGAACAGAAGTCGCAAGTCCTCTTCAGCAGAAGGGTACATGACAAAAAAGAATGGTCTGATCTCTTCGAGTTCACATCGACACAAGAAGAGTTTAAGGATGCCGTTAAAGCAAACTCGTCACCGATCTACAGGACTACGGCATACACCTGTCCTACTTGCGAGGGGCAGGGTAAAGTATACCGACTTAAAAAAGATGGAACAAAGTTTGCTAGACCTAATAAATGCAAAGATTGTAATGCGAAAGGATACAAACTAAAAGAGGGCAAGCAAGTAGCAGGGCTACGCTTTACTGCACCCAGTAAGAAGTGGGTCAGTGCCAATGGATTTAACACAGGAAAGGATGAACTAGATGTACTATCTGCAACTGCTAAGAACAATAGAATGGACGAGGCTCTTAGTTTCATTTCTGATCTTAAACGCCATAATGCTGTTAGCTCTTACCTATCTTCTTTTGTCAACGGAATACGTGCCTATACAAAACCCAATGGATTCCTGCACGTTGGACTCACCCAACATATTACAGCTACTGGACGTTTCAGTGGACGCAACCCCAACATGCAGAACATGCCTCGTGGAGGTACATTCCCTGTAAAGAAAGTATTTATATCAAGATTTGACAACGGATTAATTATGGAGGCCGACTTTGCACAACTCGAATTTAGGACAGCAGCGTTCTTGGCACAGGATGAAACAGCGATGGGAGAAATCTCAACTGGTTTCGATGTACATGCTTACACAGCAAAAGTTATTACTGATGCAGGACAACCAACGTCACGTCAAGCAGCTAAAGAACACACGTTCGCTCCGCTTTTTGGAGCAACAGGTTACGGAAGATCAAAAGCAGAAGCAACCTACTACGAACACTTCAACAATAAGTACAAAGGCATAGCCAGGTGGCACAAGAAGTTAGCTGAAGAGGCACTACAATTCCTAAAGATAACAAACGTATCAGGCAGACAGTACGCCTTTCCTGATGTGACAAGACGTAGCAGTGGCACACCAACGCACTTTACTATGATAAAGAATTACCCAGTGCAGGGCTTTGCTACAGGTGATGTAGTACCAGTGATACTTAATGAAATGCATGAACGCTTGCGGCATATGCAGTCGTGTTTGGTTAATACTGTACACGATTCTATGGTGGTTGATGTGCATCCCGATGAGAAAGACCTAGTGCTATCACTGGTGTGGACACTTAACCAAGACTTAAACAAAATTATAGAGGAGACATACGGAATTGAAATGAACGTGCCTATGCTTTTAGAAGCAAAAATAGGAAAAAACTGGCTTGACACAGTTGATATATAGTGTATAACTAAAGCTCTTTAACTCTATGAAAAGGATATAGAATGAGTAATGAACTAGCAATAGCAACAGAGCGTGGTAAATCAATGGCAGAACTAATGGGAGTGTCGTCTGCACCCTCACAGGATCTCATGCCAACGATAGCACGTTTATCACTACAGCAAATGCAGCCTATTATGGGTGAAGTAGAACTCAATGGTAAGAAGATAAAGACCGAGGTAGTACCTATTGGCTCGTTCAAGCTGGATACTGGAGATAAAACAGTATACAGTGAGACTGCCACGGTACGTGTCTTTGCCCAGCGCAAACAACTACAACGCTGGAATAGTGAGACAGAAGAGATGGAAAAGTCTGTGATGGCTAACGACACCAATGGCGACTTGAAAGATAGCATTGGTGGTTTCAACTTAGGCAGACCAGCAGGTTACATCCAAGACTTTGAGTCTTTACCTGAAGAAACCAAACAGCTTATACGTTCAGTGAAGCTTGTTAGTGTTATATATGGCACAGTTACAATGAAGAACCCTATAAACAACGAGGGTACAACTGTGGCTGACATAGAAGACGTGCCATTTGTTATGGACATCAAGAACAACGATAGTAAGAAAAGTATTAATGGTGTGATGAATCACCTTAAAAAGAAAAAATTACTACCTATTATGTCCACAATAGAACTTGAAGGTATTACTGGTACGGTAGCCAGTGGTGCTAAGTTTGGTAAGATAAGTGCTAAATTAGGTACGCCTTGTGAGATAAGTGGCACGGACAATGACACACTCAAAGACTTTATTGAACTAATTGAGTATAACAATGGCAGGATTCTTGACCTACACCATGAACGTGCTAAAGTTGGTACAGATGGTGACACAGAGCTTGTTGAGGCTATTCTCAATAATGACTTTGTTGAGGTTGACGAGTAATGGGCAAAGAGTCTAACCACTGGTATGACAAAACAGGTAAAGCTGCATACACAACTCTGGACTCTAAAGGTAAGGAGCGCAGCACCAATCTAAGGGATGCTAGAAAACACGGATATGTACCGTCTGTTACTACTATCCTTGGTGTTGCGGCCAAGCCCTCACTTGAGAATTGGAAAGTTAACCAAGCCATAAATGCTGCACTTGCATTAGAAAAAAGAAAAGGTGAAACAGACACACAGTTTCTATACAGATGTAAAGAGTACTCAAGAAGTGTGGGTAAAGAAGCAGCAGAAAAGGGTACGATTATCCATGCTATGATAGAGCAAGGCTTTGAGGGTGGAGAAGAAACAAAACCCTATATCAAAATAAAAGAGTACTTGGATAAAAAGTTTCCCAATGAGAAGTGGACTTCAGAGGCTTCGTTCTGTGCTGAAGATGGTTATGGTGGCAAGATAGACTTACATTCTGAGTCGGGTATCTTTGTTGACTTTAAAACAAAAGACAACTTGAGTGGTAAAGAAGGAGCCAGGCTTGTGTTTGATGAGCATGGTATGCAGTTGTCAGCCTATGCCAATGGCTGTGGATTCAATGACCCTGAAAGAGTTTCTATCTTTGTTGACAGAGAAGATCCAGAGTTAATAGTTCCATACAAATGGGACAAAGAAACACACCCTAAACACTTACAGATGTTTAAAAGTTTACTGACATACTGGAAGCTGTTTAAAAACTATGACCCTTCTAAGTGACTACTAGAAGACATAACAAAAAGTTATATCGTAGCGGCCTTGAACAGGAGGCTGCTGCGTTTTTAAAGCTGAGACAAAAGAAGGTAGAGTATGAGAAGATAAAGATAGAGTGGGAGGACTTACGCTATCGCACATACACACCAGACTTTGAATTGGACAACGGAATAATAATAGAAACAAAAGGAATATTTAGTGCAGCCGATAGGCGTAAGCACATAGAGATACAAAGACAGCACCCAAAGTTAGACATTAGATTTGTCTTTAGTAATGCAAAGGCTAGATTATACAAAGGAGCTAAGTCTAGGTACTGTGACTGGTGTGAGCAGAAACAATTTAAGTGGGCGCATCGTGTCATACCTGAAGGGTGGTTGTTAGAGAAAGGCAAGCGGATGAAACATCAGCGTGTCCTAGTTAAAAGGAGATCGTAATGTCTTACGAATTAAAAGATGGTGACGTTGCCATAGTCATAAGCCCTCAGATAAATGAGGATGGTGACTGGGAGGGTATACTCAGAACAGGTATGGTCTTTGGTGAATCTAAAAACCAAACAGCTATGCGTTCTGCAATGGACTATGCTCTTACTATGGCAGCAGCATCAGAAGTACTAGAAGATTATCCTGAGTTGATTGAATACTTTGATGATGCAAGACATAAGATACTAAAAGAAATGTTCCCCGATCAGTATGCACAATCAGAGCTTGAACTCAAGAAGGATAGAGAGTATACAACTGAGGGTAATGTAATTAAATTAACTAAATGGACAAAAACACTGGGTGAAGCATGAGCAAAGACTTAGAAGAAGAATTTAGCATAGACGATATGTTGAATGAATTTGATGATGAAAAGATAGAAGAGGTGGTAAACAGCCCCTATCACTATCGCCAATCAAGTGTCGAGTGTATTGACGCTATACTATCTGCAACGCATGAGATGCGTGAGGGATACCTACAGGGTAACATTATAAAGTATCTATGGAGATACAGGTATAAGAATGGTATGGAGGATCTCAAGAAAGCACAATGGTACTTGAACAAACTAATAGAGGTGTACAAAGAGACTCACAAATGATACGCAGATTTAGTGTGACGTATGTCATGGAGGTAGATGAGGACAACAACTTCTTGTCTGCTCACGAAGAAGGACATACAGAAGACGTACATGATTTAGTAAGCAATGTCATGCATGATGTGGATGATGTTAAGATACAAAACTTGATTGTCAAGGAGAGATAATGACAGACATGACAGACATATACATGGCTGCAACTATACTGTTTTGGTTAGTTGTAATGATTGTATATTTAGTGTGGTATAAAAAATGAAAGGTATACTATGGCCTTTTCTTTTTTGTTTCTTTGTTATTTGTATTTTGCCTGTGCTATTAGTAGACAATGCAAAATACTGTAGACAAAGTATTATACCTTGTTATCCGTGGACGGAGCCAGTAGAATGGAATTAGATGTAAAGAAAGCTGCACTTGAAGAAGCTGAAAAAACATTTGAAGCATTTATACTTTGGTCAAAGAGAGTAACTCTGGTAGCTATATTCTTTTTGTTGCTGGTAGTTTTTAAATGTAACAATGGTGTTGAGACTGGTAAGAATGCTACTGGTTCTAAATATAATGGTGAACAATATAACCCAAGCAACATAAAGGTAAAAAAATGAATAATAAAGTAACGCCTATAGGGTGGGGAAGAACTCTGCTAGGCGCAAAAGATGCGTGGAAAGGTATAATGACTATAAAGAACTCTCCACTACGTAACCTACCACCACAGTTAGGACTGATGGTGTTTTCAATATTAGCTATAATGTGGAGTGGTATCTTTGCAGCTATAATAAATAACCCATACGCATTTGGTATATCTGCAGGGGGACATTTAATAGTAATCTTTGGTATCTTTATTACAGCTATAGTGTATGATAGTGCAGAGAAGTATAGTGCGCCACAAAACTACAACTCACGTGGTATGGGAGGTGAACACGAATGAAGTTTTTAAGACAGATGGCCGATGCAGGATTTAGTCATTGGCTAATTAGAATACCTTTGATGGTTGTGTTCTTTCAGCAGGGCATGGATAAGATGCCTGTTACTGTGGAGGGCGCAGAGTCTTGGGATTTACCCTACCTAGTTTGGTGGATCGTAGCCTATGGTGAAGTAGGTGCTGCGCTGGGCATACTAGTTGGTGGTATTCTAAACTTAGATATAATGAAGTCTTGGATGAAGACTCTAGGGGACATGCTAACACGATTCTCTGGTATAACTATTTGTTGTATTATGACTGGTGTCATTTGGATAGGACAACCAGAAAGTGTTTGGGATGTTTTATTGTATGACAACCTTCATGTCATGTTGTATTTTGGAGGACTATTTTTTGCGTTGAGAGGAAACAGAACATGAGCAATTTATTACCAACAGACTATCAATCATTTATACACCAATCACGCTATGCCAAGTACATTGATGGCAAAGGCCGTGAGTCATGGGCTGAGACAGTAGGACGCTACGTTGACAACGTGGTACGTCCGAAGCTAGGCAACGACTCCTGGGTAAATCAGATAGAGCAAGCCATACTTAACTTAGATGTTATGCCAAGCATGAGAGCTATGATGACTAGTGGTGCTGCGTTGGACAGGGATAACACAGCAGGGTACAACTGTAGCTATCTGCCAGTCGATGACCCTAAGTCTTTCGATGAAGCTATGTTCATACTACTGTGTGGTACTGGTGTTGGCTTCAGTGTGGAGCGTCAGTTCATTCAGCAGCTACCAGAAGTGCCTGAACTATTTGACAGCGAGACTACTGTGGTTGTCAGGGACAGCAAGGAGGGCTGGGCTAAAGCGTACAGACAGATACTTGCACTACTCTGGGCAGGTGAGATACCTAAGTGGAACGTGTCACGTGTGCGTCCACAAGGAGCTAGACTCAAGACGTTTGGTGGCAGAGCCAGTGGTCCTGCACCTCTTGTTGAGTTGTTCAACTTTACTGTACAAACATTCAAGAATGCACAAGGACGCAAACTATCCTCTATGGAGTGCCATGACTTGATGTGTTTCATTGGTCAGATAGTTGTGTCTGGTGGTGTAAGACGTAGTGCTATGATCTCTCTGTCTAACCTTAGTGATGACCGTATGCGTCACGCTAAGTCAGGGCAGTGGTGGGAAACAGCAGCACACAGGGCGTTGGCTAACAACAGTGTGTCCTACACAGAGAAGCCAGACATCGAAACATTCATGCGTGAGTGGACTGCCTTGATAGAAAGTAAGTCAGGAGAGAGAGGTATATTTAATCGTGAAGCATCTAAGAAACAGGCTGCGAAGTATGGTAGGCGTGATCCTAACCACGAGTTCGGGACTAATCCATGCAGTGAAATCATACTTAGACCCTACCAGTTTTGTAATCTTACGGAGGTTGTTGTTCGTGCCACTGATACGATTAAAGACCTGGAGCGTAAAGTCAAACTCGCCACAATACTTGGGACAATCCAAAGCTCGTACACAAAGTTTCCGTACCTGCGAAAAGTGTGGCAACGTAATACGGAAGAAGAGCGTCTGCTTGGTGTGTCTCTGACAGGTATCATGGACAACCAACTAATGACTACAGAAAACCACAAACTTGCAGGAGTGCTAGATGGATTACGAAATGTCGCAGTGGATACTAATGCTGAATACGCTGCTCTGCTTGATATACCTGCTTCTGCTGCTATTACCTGCGTCAAACCTTCGGGTACTGTCTCGCAGTTGGTGGACAGTGCCAGTGGTATACATGCTCGTCACTCTCCATATTACATCCGTACTGTACGAGGTGATAATAAAGATCCCCTTACACAGTTTATGATAGACAAGGGAGTACCTAACGAGCCGTGTGTATTCAAAGCAGACACTACAACTGTGTTTAGCTTTCCAGTACAATCACCTCCGATGGCTATGACACGTGACGATATGACTGCTATTGATCAGCTAGAGACTTGGCTTATGTACCAACGCTACTGGTGTGAGCATAAACCAAGCGTAACAATTTCAGTACGAGATGACGAGTGGCTTGATGTGGGAGCATTCGTTTACAAACACTTTGACGAGATGTCAGGTGTTTCATTCTTACCACACTCAGACCATACTTATCAGCAAGCTCCTTATCAAGATTGCAGCAAGGAAGAGTATGAAGATTTACTCAAGACTATGCCAAAAAAGATTGACTGGAACAGTCTTTCAGAGTATGAACAAGAAGACAACACGAAATCGAGTCAGACATTTGCTTGCTCTGGTGACGTGTGTGAGGTAGTGGATATAACATAGTAAAGGAATAAGATATGACACCCTGGATTTTAATAGCTCTATTTATCTTTGACAATAAGCCAATGGTTATGAGCGATAATATTCTATATCACACAGAAGAGCAGTGTAAAGAAGCAGCACAAGCACGTAGAGACATACTAGAAGCTACAAAACCTAAGTACGATTTTAAGGCAGACTACTGGGTATGGTGCAGTCAGATGCCACAGGAGGTATAGAATGGCTTGTTGTGATCATTGTAATGTAGAGTTAGTTGCAGGATACAAAGGTGCAGGTAACTGGAATCCAACTTATGCAAAAATTCCCTGGAAAATATGTAAGCCTTGTTACAATAATAAATACTTGAATGGCTCTAAGGGATGGAATTTAAAAAATAATCCTAAGAGAATGTACGTGAATGGTAAGTACATACCAAAGTCACACCCACTTTATAAGCCTGGGAAATACAAAACTTTTAGTGATGCAGCCTTTGATGGTACATATAAGTTAGAATCTATTAAAGAGGGGTACGTGTATGCCATAACTAATCCTGCTTGGCCTGAGTGGGTCAAGATAGGAATGGCTATAGATGCTGACGATAGGTGTAATGGTTATCAGACTAGTAGCCCTTTTAGAGACTACAAAGTAGAACACGTAGTTGCGACAAAAAACAGACGTGCTGCTGAAGCAGAGGCACACAAGTTAGCAACTAAAGTAGCAGTAGAAACAAGAGGGGAATGGTTTAGGTTAGATATAGAACAAGCTCAAACTATACTAAATAACATAACCACAGATTTAGAAAAGACAGGCTAATGGATTTGGAACTTGAGGCAAAAGCATTTATGGAATCAAAGCGTAGAGGAAAAATAATCTGCCCTAAGTGTGACACCGAAATGATACAAGGTGGGGATCACGATGCAGAGATAGAGGATGATCCAAACGATTTTATATGTAGCAACTTTAGTTGCAATACTTGTGATACATTCTTACTGTTATACTGGAGATAAAAAAAGGGCCGCTAAATGCGGCCTACTTCTTCTTCTGCATCCTTTATATATTCTGCGTATCGCATAAACAATTCAAGCTCTCTAAAGTTAAGATCCTCTAGTCTTCCAGTAACACCATAGTCTCGCCTTAACATTTGAAGTGCTTGTCTCCTAGTCTCTTTACTAAAGCGTCTGGTTGCTAGGGCTGCTTTGTTTAACACACGTCCCTCATAACCGCTATATCCTCTGTCCATACTCTCTCTTACTCTAGACTTGACATCAGATATTCTTTTCTTGAGCATACCACGTTTAGTCTTTATGTCTGCTTTCTGGAATCTAGGATCGTCTAACAACTGTTGCGTATATGTTTCCAGCATCGGTGCTAGCATACCATTAAAGATTTTATCATAGGCAGGTATGTTAGTTCTTTCGCTAGCTTTCCAGTCAGCCATGTCAGCCATTGAGTATACTGTTTCTGTAGCTGTCTTGCTAGGCTGTATTGTAAGACCAAACATTCTTGCAAAAGGATTTACGTCATAGACCTCTCCTTGTCTAGTAGCTACAGACAACTCCTCACCTGTTATAGCATCCGTCTTATCAACAAACGCTTCTAATATATTGTCTATGTACTTGGTAGCAGTCTGTGTGAATGTATTAATACCATCTGCTTGACGTACATCCTTTGCTGTGTCTGTGCCTGTTGCAAAACCTACAGCTTTGTTTAGTACATCTAGGGGTCTGGTAAACCCTGCTGCAAAGTTTCCTGTAACTTTATATAGACCATCTATAGCTGCTGCTCTCTTGTCTATGTCTACGTTAGTTAACACATCTAGTGCATTATTTATATCGTTAGCAAACTGTGTATCACGTGCAAGCTGACCAACAGCTAACTGTGTACCTATCTCTCTTTGTAAATCTGCTGAGACTTGCTCACCATTTCTCATAGTGTTTAGTACCCTACCTGCAGCAAGCCATAGAGAGAATGGATATGTGTTCTTGGCATCTACAATAGTGCCACCACCTACATCCACCTCATACACATCTAACCCTTGTTCTCTTCTTTCTTCATCAAATTGCATAGACAGAAACAAAGCTGTATTACCTACAGCATAACGAGCAAAGGCATCCAATTCTGTTGCTTCAGGTTCTTTCTTATACAAGATTCTAGCAAACCTAAAAAAGTTTTCTGGTGTAGACAAGAATGACCACTGATAAGCTGTAGCTACAACATTGTTAAAGAACCTACCAAAAGGCAAAAGTGTACCGAAGCCTGGGGTATTAGAAAATGTTTCAGCCATTTTAGCAGCAGTCCTAAGTAGCTCTGGCTGCTCTGTATTTGTGTAGTCTTTTGAATATACAGACTTGAGTGTACCATCAAGCGCACCTTGGATAACTTCTAGTTCAGGCTCATCTCCTGCTATTATAGATTCCCTTAAAGTTTTACCTTTATTGATACGCATGTATTTATCCATCTCAGTCATAAACATCTGAGACTTAGTAAAGCTATCCTGTATACGTACACCAGATATATTGCTTGCTGCGTTAGCACCAGCTTCTATATTTCTAAATATTTTACTTTCAGGATTTATGCCAAATCTATCTGCTTGAACTTCCACACCACCAGACATAGTTTCAAATAGTTTCTTACGTGTTGCTTCATTGTTAGCCTCTGATAAGAATCTCATGTATGAATCATGTGTAGTGTATGGATCTAATAAGTTTCTAAGCTTCTGTGATTGTATCTGTGTGTATGCACGTGCTTGTCTAAATGTTTCTCTAGCAGCAGCAGTATCATATGTTGACTGACTCAAAGCTTTGAAACTTAGCATACCGAAGTTGAACAAGTCAGCCATAGACTGGCCCACATAGTACTGAGCAAAGCCAGCCACGTTAATCATGGTAGTGGCAGGGGATGAAACAAGTAGACGCTTCCACACAGACTGTCCATACTTCAAAGGCTGTGACTTATCCATATTGTCTACCTCTTTGGTAGCCTCTGCTATGTCCTCCTCTAAAGTTTTTCTAGTCTTTGAACCAGCAGCTACAATACCATTGTTAACAATATTTTTTGCTTGTGACAATACATTAAGTACTTTAGCTCCTTCACTAGCACTTTTAGCTACTAAATCTCTTAGGTTAATAAGCTTGGTGTCTGCCATTTCACCTAGTGTCAAAGATGTGTATCTACCCATAGCTTTATTTATGCTTGCAAGATCCTCTTCGGGTAAAAATCTAACGACATTTGTTAGGACATCTGCTGTAAGTTTATTAGAGTGTATCTTCATACCCCTATCATGCATAAGCTTTGCTAGTCCACCCTTACCATCTGCCCCTAGTACTATGTTTTTAAACAAATCGGATGGCATATTAGCTTCATCCAGTTTTAATCCTCTGTCTACCTTTGTGTTCCAATCTTCAACGTCTTTTAGAATTTGCTTAGTAACTTTTTTGCCATCTGTCCTGGATAGTATTGGTGAATTGTTTTTTATAACTGAATTAGCAACATCATCTAGTGTAGTCTCTGGCTCATCTAGTCCTGACACTCCACGAAACTTTCCAAAGCCTAGCTGTGCTGCACCTGCTACACCACCTAACAAAGAAGAGAACGCTGTTTGTGTTTTACTAAACTGTTCCTGCGCCCCAGCTTCCATCAAAGTATTCTGTGCCAGTCCATCTTGTAGCATAGCAAACCCTGCATCTGCTACTAGCGTTTGCTTTACAGCCTTTCTACCTGCTGTTTCAAATAACTGTCTTTGCTGATCTCTCATAGCATCAGTTATAAGAGTTCTACGTCCTTCTTTGGTAACCTGTTGACTAACTTTTTCTGCTGCTTTCTTTGATTGATTCTTAGATAGCCCAGCCTTGGCTGCTCTTCTAGCCGCCTCTAGTCCAGCCTTTTCTGCAGCCTTTTTAATTTGTGCAGATGTTGCGCCCTGTCTAGCTGCTTCTAGTCCTGCTTTCTTTACGGACTCTTGTATAAACTTTTTACCTGCTAGTGTGTATCCACCAGCAAGAAACCTACCAAGACCACCAGTAATTAAACCCACATAGTTTGTTGGGTCTTTAGCAGCAGCAAATATGTAATCCTTTACACCGTCAACAGCACCCATAGCTCCGTCATTCTGAAAGACGTTACCTAGCTGTTCATATATTTGATAAGCTTTACTTGCTCTGTCTTTAGTTCCTTGGTCTGCCTTATTTATAAATCTAAGCTCACCTGTCGTACTAACCGAGTTAGCATTGAAGTATCTCATGTGCTGTACAAAATCTTCTATTACTTCTTCGGCATCTTTGTTTCTATAGCCAACTCCTTTACGATCTATCATGTAAGAACGTATGGGAGTTAGATACTCATACTTCATAAGATCGTCTTTTTTAAGAGTAGTATTTTTGTCTATATAAAAGTCCTCTTGCCTGTCAGCACTAACAGTAGAACCGCCAAACAGTTCTTCCATTGTCCTTTTATTTTCTAGGTAACTTGGCATATTAGTCCTCTAAATCAGGTGTTCCATCAGGATTGTGTGTGTCTCCGTAGAGTACATCCCACTCTTCTTGCGCTGTAACTTTTTTAGTTTTACCTGGTTGTCTAATACCAAACTGATTTACAGCCTCTACCTCTTTGTCTTTAGGTCCACCAGCAGCAGGTCTTGGTTCTACAATAATCTTTTGACCTGTAATAGGATCTAGTTTACCTTTGTATTTTCTATCCCAAGCTTTTACTCCTCCAGCATCTAGGGCATCTTTTATCGTGCCTTTACTTTCTGGCCTTGGTATAGGAGTGAAGTCTGAATCTTCTGAAGGTATCGTTGTTTCTTTAGTTTTTGTATCGGACGTTTGCGTTTGGGTATCTTCCGTCTGTTCGATGACACCTGCTTGTGTTCTTGCTTCGGCTTCATCCATTCCAGTTTTAATTGCTTCTGGGCTACCAAGGTTTTTCTCTCTATCAGATAATTCCTTTTCTGGTTGATTAAAACTTTTTATTAACTCTTCTTCTCCAGCCAAATACTCTTCACCCATAATTCTATTTATTATATCTACGGATGGTTGATGATTAAGCAGTCCAGTCTGACCATATTGATCCACAAGAGTTTGAATTACTGTTCTAGCTCTTTCTTGAATCAGAAACTCTTTAGCGTCTGCTTCCGCATCTATTATTGTTCTACCCAATTCTTTTTGTCTTTTTGCAAAAGCCTCATCATACTTTTCACTTTTTGGATTGATCCTATCTGCAAACTCATTACCAGCACTTCTAATATAAGCTTCTGCTACCTTCCCAGTACCAGCTTCTATTTCTATCTCACTAATAGTTTTTAGGAAATCACCTGCTGTTGCTGGTCCATAAAAGTCTTTGTCAAAAAAGTTAACACCCAAGTTAGGAAATAAAGAATTATATTCTCCTTGTCTTGCAAGCTCATTTACATCAGCTATGGACATCTTACCCATAAACGTTCTGTCTTGTAGGTTTTTCTTTGCCTGACTCATAGCGTTTGTACCAAACATAGAAGCAAGTATATTGCCACTTGTTTCAACTTCGGCTGTTTCAGTTCCAGGCATTAAGGCAGCACCATATTGTATGTCAGCCATCTCTTGAAGACTCATGTCCACAAATTTAGGGTTCACTTCAAATATTTCTGGCATACCTATAATCTGTTCTACATCAGCAGGGCCAAGTGTTTTCATACCTGTTTGATTTACTGCAGCTAGTAGTTTATCATAGAAAGTTTTTATACCGAGCGCACCAGAACCCATAGCAGCCATGACTTGCTCCTTAGTAGCACCAAGTGCCATAGCTTTTTGAGCTAAAGATCCATACTCACCTGCTAAAAGTCTTCTCTTAGCTATCTCTCTTTTATTTTCTCTAGCTAGCTCTTCCTGCTCTTCTTCATACTCTTCGCCTCTCAGTCTTCTTTTTCTGATACCCTCTGTCTGCTTGTCCAGAAAGGCTGCTCCAAAAGCTTTCCAATCAAATTCCATATTCTTAACCTTTCGCCATCAAGCCTTTAGGCTTCTCTTCTGGTATGTCCTCTGGTGTGTCTTCTTCCTCTGGTTGTTTTTCAACCAACTCACTTAACATTCTCTTTCCTGGGTCTGTGCCATCATCAGGATTATCACTTAGGTATGAACCTACTATAGCTTGGAAACGTTGTAGCTCTCTTTCTTCAGCTTCTTTCTGATAGTCCTTACCATCATCCTTAACCTCTACTCCCATACTTGTAATGGCTTGTTTCAAGAACTCATGTATGACTGGCTTGACTAGCATACCCACGTCCACTGAGTGAATACCACTCATAGTTGATGCACTTACAATAGTATTTACTATAGGCTTGAGGGACAGCCCTGCCTCACAACAAGCAGCAAGATCATCTATAACATCTTGGTTAGCCATGCCCTCTATGTAATAAGCAACAGCATCCTCTACGCTAGAGATTTCTGCTGGCTGTTCCCAAGGATTATTCTTAGGTTCACCTGTCAAAGACTGGCCTGGAATTGGTTGATCAAATATAGCTATTGTCTTCATTTTGTTATCCTACTTAGTAAATCCTGCACCAAAGTATAAGCCTACAATAGCTGACACAATGTGTGTATCTAGTGGTGTTATTACAAATCCTTCAGCATACTGCCACTTGACTACCTCTTGGCCTGGCCCAAAGATAAAATCTAAGAAGCCTACCTGTATCTCAGTGTAGCCTACGTATACGCCTACTTCAGGGTAGAACACAGCAACCAGCTTTGGCAACACTATTATAGCAAAGACTGCAGATAATGCAATAAGTCTTCTTGTCCATGCAAAGTGTTTATCGTTCTTTCCTGCGTTACGTGCGTCAGCTACAAAGCTTGCGTTTGCGTTGGCACGTTCCATGAGCATCTTGTTCTGCTCTTGTTTCATCTTCATGCTCTGCCCCCATATGGACATCACTCCACCTAGTACGGTAGAGCCAAGCATTGTTATTAGTTCTAGTGGTAGTCCAAACATTATCTATCCTAGCATATCATCTTTTGTAAATATTTCTGTTATTGCTTCTGAATACTCATCTCCCCCAGTACCAAAAGCGTCAGTTCCTACTACGCTTGTAGTCAACCATTCAAGTGCAGCTTCTGCGCCTTGATTGTGTGCATAACCTAAAACAGCAAGTTGATTTGCTTGATCCATTGCTCTATATTTTGCAGAGTTTTTAGTTAATTCACTATGATTAAATTCTGTAAGCTGTCTAAAAGCTTTTTCCTGTAGTTCACTATCTCCTCTATAATCAGCACGATTAGAAGGGTGATTTAGTTTAACTTTTTCTGCAGCAGTAAACACATCTACCATGTTGCCATCTGCATCTTCTACCCTTCTATTTTTTATGGTGTCCTTGGCATCTTTACCTAGTTGATATTTTCCATCATATGCGTTGTTAAAGCCACCTATTGCTGCATAAGGTTCAGCCTCACCACCACTTTCTATTTTTGCTATAGGTGCTTTTATTATTTCAAACAGTCCATCTTGCAAAGGTGTTACTGTAGCTGTAGAGTCTTTACCTTCTTTGTTATTAAATCTATTATTCTTTAATGCCTTTTCAGTAGCTTCATCAACTGGTTGCCCTGCTGCTGCAGTTACTGGTAGACCTGCTGTTGCCTGAAACTTTCTTAGTTGTCTGGCTGTTCCTCTACCTAATTTACCATCTACTGTTAGATCACCAATAAGTGTTGTGTATCCTAGATCATTCAATCTTTTCTGAACCTTTTTTACCGATTCATAAGCTACACGATCAGATTCAACATCTGATGTATCAAAGTCATCCTCAACAATATTTGTTTTTGACATAAGTCCTCTGACCATTTGCGGCACATCATCATATCCTGTTACAGATTGTGCGTCTTCGCCTAGCTCTGGTTCAAATATACGTTGATCCATAGGTACACCAGACTGAGAGAACTTTGCGTCTGGGTCTACGCTATCAACAAGATCTTTTACTCTTTCTATTTCTTGAGGTGGTGGTATAATAAGAGTTTCACCTGTATATATACGATCTTTGTCTTCTATTTTATTTATCTTTACTAAGTCATCTACAGTAACACCTTCCCTTTGAGCAATCTCAGATAGAGTATCTCCTCTTTTTATGGTGTACTCTTTGCCACCTAGTCCTCTTTCTTTTAAGAAAGTATTGACAGCATTCTTAACTAAGTTTTTATTAGCGCTAGAAGGTGGTATTTCATCATACGTACTACCGTAAGCCGTATAAACAAGGGGTGGCGCTTTACTATAATCCACTGCGTCCCTTATTCTGGCATCCATTGCTGCAACATCTATAGGTATGTTGTCACGCACTTCTTTCATAGTCATAAAGGGGTACGAACTTACTATCCTACCTTCATAAGGTTTAAACATTGGCCCTTTATATACAGCCTTACCATCTACTTTTACTTCCTTTGGATCTTCTGCACCAAATGATTTCATTAAGTCAATAAATTTATTTTTTACTTTTTCTATATTGGATGGATCTGCAGGTTTACTTGGTGTAGGCGTAGGAACTTCATCATATGTACTACCTCGTTCAAAAGGTCTTGACACTGGTTTAGCGCCTATGCCTTTTGTAGGGCTACCACCAAAACGTTCTGCAGGGTCTGCTCCCATACCACTAAAACCACTAGACCTAGATGGTTTAGGGTCTGTCCTTTTAGTAGATGGACGTGACCTACCATACTGATCATACATTTGTTTTTGTGAAAACTTTGGATCGTACATTGTTATACCCTTATAATTTGATTGGTAGGTACTTGCCGATAATATAAGCGGCTGCGCCTGTAACAAGCTCACCAACAAAACTACCAGCAGCAGTTTCAAGAAGATTATTTGCATCTCCACTTGCGTCTATTTGTGCCTCTGCTAATTTTGTTATTCTGTCTCTTTCGCTTTCGCCAGACTGCCATGCCCATGCTAACAGATCACGCTCACGTTGTATAGCATTATTATACATTGTAGATGTAAGATTGTTTGCAACTAGTGCTGCATCTCTGTTTGCTTGGTTAGCTGCTGCGTTAGCTGCTGTAGTAATAGCTTGCGCCCATGCAGCGTTTGCTTGTGCAACTATTAAGTGATTCTGTGCATTGAACTGGTCACGTGCATTATTCTGTGCAGCGTTAAATTGAGAAATAGCATTGACCTCTCCAGCATTGAAACGGTTGATAGCATTAATCTGCTCTGCGTTAAACCTTTGTACCTGTGAACCTAGTCCTGCAAAGAACTGGTCTGTTTGATTTTGGGATGTAGCATTAAATTGCAGTGCGGCATTTATTGCAGCAGAATCGCTTAGTATAGACTGAGAAGTTTCTTGAGCTTTAAGAACCTGCATCTGCTGTTCATTGCTTAAATTAGACAAGTCCATTTGTAAGAAAGACTTAGCATTCTGTACATTAGCAGCCTGTCTGTTGTTTAAGTTAGCTAAATCTATCTGTGATAGTAAAGCAGCATCTGCCATAACTTTTGCTTGTCTGTTATCTAAGTTAGCTAAGTCTACAGTCTGCGCCATCCTAGCATTCTCTAGTGCTATCTGTTGTTCTGCACTAAAGTTTATGTTTGCTATCTCAGATATACGTGCTGCATTTCTTACTTTTGTTTGGAACTCTTGATCAAACTCCATGCCTAAGAAGGTGGCACGTTGTTCAGCATTAAGTAAAGCTACTTCCTGTTTGTTGGATGCATCTATCTGTGCGATAGGTAGTGCTGCTTCCATACCTGCCTGTACAATAGCCATACCTGCCATACTAGAAGCTGACAATCCACGTGCAGCCATTGCTGCTGCTGCATTACGCATAGCACCTGCTGCCCATGAGGGTGGATTACCACCTTGAAAGTCCTGCATCAAAGTATCTAGCTCAGTCTTTACAGATGCAGCTTCGTTCTTTGCTATAGTAGAATCTACTCTTCCCTGATCTACAGTAGAGCCAGATATTAGTTGATCTTGTGTTACCTTCAATGGGTCAGGAGCATCTACTGTTTGCGGCTGTCCTATTTGTGCAGCTTGTAGTTGTAATGCTGCTGCTGTTAATGGGTTCATTTGTGCAGGGTCAACAATAGAATCAGGACTTAATTGTCCTTGGGCAGCTAAATAGTTTTGTAAAGCTGTTTGTAAGGCTTGCTGCGATTCGTATGCCTGATACTGCGCTGGTGTCATAGCAGCAATTTCTTCTGCTGTTGCAGTTTGTCCTGCTATTGCAGCCAGTGCTTGTGCTGCTGGTCCTGCTTGACC